AATGAGATTATTATCGGCAGAACGTTTCTAATTTGACTTGACACGGCCTTCGGGTCGTGTTATAATTTATTTTTATATTATGAAAGTTGTGAGTTATGGATCATTTATTGTGGACGGAGAAATATCGTCCTAAAACTATTGACGAATGTATTTTACCTGAACGGTTGAAAACACCGTTTCAAGAATATGTAAATCAGAAAAACATTCCCAACTTGTTATTGAGTGGCGGCGCAGGTGTCGGTAAGACAACTGTTGCCAAGGCCATGTGTAATGAGATTGGTTGTGACTACATTGTCATTAATGGTTCTGATGAATCTGGCATCGATGTGTTTCGTACCAAGATTAAGAACCATGCTTCTTCTCTCTCTCTATCGGGTGGCCGCAAGGTTATCATTATCGATGAGGCAGATTATCTAAACCCGAATTCTACACAGCCTGCTCTTCGTAATGCTATCGAGGAGTTTGCAAGTAACTGTTCGTTCATTTTTACATGTAACTTTAAGAACCGCATCATTGAACCATTGCACTCTCGTTGTGCCGTGATTGAGTTTGGTCTTATGAATGGTGAGAAGGCCAAGATGGCTGGTTCATTCTTCAAGCGAATTCAGTCGGTTTTACAAAGTGAAAAAGTTGACTATGATGACGCTGTTATTGCAGAATTAGTTAAGAAACACTTTCCAGATTTCCGCCGTATCATTAATGAGATGCAAAGGTATTCTCAGTTTGGTAAGATTGATTCTGGCATTCTTGTTCAGATGGGTGATGTTGAGATTTCAAACATCGTCAAGTTCATTAAGGACAAAGACTTCGGTGCAATTCGTAAATGGGTTGCTACAACTGAGATTGATGCTGCAACATTGTACCGTAAATTGTATGATGGTCTGTATGACGTTTTGAAACCACAAAGTATTCCTCAAGCAGTTATCATTATTGCTGACTATCAATACAAACAAGCATTCGTGGCTGATCCTGAGATTAACACTGTGGCTTGTTTAACTGAATTGATGGTAAGTGTGGAGTTCAAATGAGTAAAGATTTTGAAGTACATCCGATTGGTACTGCTAATGAAATTAAGTTGTCTCGTCAACTTAGTTCTGCCATCGAACAAATTACACATCAGTATGGTGACGGCATTGTTCCTAATTCCGTGTTCAAAGCATACAAAGAATTGACTGACTATTATGCCGTGCAGATTGAGATGGAAAATGAATGACCTTTTTAGACCAACATTAGACTGGATTGCAGATGACTACAAAAGTAATAGAGTTCGTTTTTGTCTTGAGGTCCTTGCTTGGGCTCTTAGTATTGGTTGTTCTATCACTATGGCAATCACCGTTCCAACACCACCTCTCTTGGTTTTATACCCAGTCTGGATTGTTGGTTGTTCTATATACGCTTGGTGCGCTTACAACAGGCGTTCCTTTGGTATGTTGGCTAATTACCTCTTGCTTACCACAATCGACACAATCGGATTAATAAGGATGGTAGTATGAGTCCGTTTGATTATGTAAACCAAATTCTACAAGGAAAGAAACAGTTAATTGTTGATGATGTGACTGAATCGGAATACGTTCCGTTTTTGGTCAATCGTTCGCTGTCATACCAAATTGATTGTGTGTCATATGCGAATGAAATGAACCGCAGGTCATTCATCGACAAGAAACTACAGAATGATTTTTTGTTAAACACTATTCGCTCAAAGAAAAGACCGTTTGTAAAGTGGGCTAAGTCTGATAAAAGTTCAGATATTGACGCAATTAAATTTCATTTCGGTTTTTCTGACATAAAAGCACTCGAAGCACTCCGCCTGTTGACCGATGAACAAATATATCTTTTGAAAGAAAAAATGTCCATTGGAGGACTAAAAAATACTAAATAATATTAACTAATATTGTGAGGTGTTTATGCAAATAATAAGTAGAGAAGAAGCAAAAAAACAAGGTTTCTTTAGATATTTCAATGGTAAACCTTGTAAAAAAGGACACATATCTCAAAAATATGTTTCAAACATGGGATGTGTAGAATGTGCTAATATCAAAAATAAATCTTTGGATAATAGAAAAATACACAAAGAGAAATATGAAGAACTTGGATTGAAGTTTATAAAATCTATGTGGTGGAGGGCTAAGAAAAGGTCTGAGAAAACTGGTATAGAATTTAATATAGAGTTGGATGATATCAAAATACCAAAATTGTGTCCAGTATTTGGTTTTGAATTTGAAGTCGGTGTCGGTAAAGGTCCAACAGATAAGTCACCATCATTGGATAGGATTGATAATAGTAAAGGATATGTAAAAGGCAATATACAGATTATATCGTTCAAAGCTAATCGGTTAAAGAATGATTGTGGTATAGTTGATATTGAAAAATTGTTATGTTATATGAAATTATTAAAACACTAAATACCATAAGGTCTAAGAAAAGACCGTTCGTAAAGTGGGCTAAGTCTGATAAAAGTGAAGATATACAATGCATTAAAACCGTCTATGGTTTTTCTGATACGAAAGCACTTGAAGCACTCCGCCTATTGACTAATGAACAAATCCAACAATTAAAAGAAAAAACCGGTATCGGTGGATTGAGGAAATAATATGGTAGATTTAAACAAGTTTGTTGAGGTTAAATTAAAGCAAGAGGATGATTTTTTAAAGGTACGTGAAACATTAACCAGAATCGGTGTTTCTTCACGTAAAGATAAGATTTTGTATCAGTCATGCCACATTTTACACAAACAAGGTAAATATTATATTGTACACTTCAAAGAATTATTCCAATTGGATGGCAAACCAACCGATATTACAGAGAATGATATTCAAAGAAGAAATGCAATTGCAAGATTATTGGAAGAATGGGGTTTGGTGAAAGTTTCTAATCCAGAATTGATGGGTGATAATATTGCACCATTGCACCAGATTAAAATTATCTCTCACAAGGAGAAGGATGAGTGGAATTTGGTACCAAAATACAATATTGGTAAGAAGATTACACCACAGTAAGTAAATATATTATGAAACAAGTGAAAGAAAAAGTTGAAAAGTTGAAAAACATTTATACTGGTGAGGTGGTGTACACCAGTAATTTGTTTGAGAAAAGACAAGACAGTACAATGACATTTATCCAGGTATACAAAGCAGAAAATCCACAAAGAAAATACTTTGTGAATGGTGAAGCTTTTGTAAAATTGGATAAATAAAAATACTCCCTCGGGATGGGAACGTAAAGACTCTACTACCTTAGGAGCGTCTAAAGCCGGTACAACGATAAGGTACCCCAGTAGTCGGTAAGCTGGATTAATGATATGCCTTCGGGGTATCTATTTTTAAACTTGCTTTTTAAAGGAGAAAACTATGACAAGTATTTCAGCATTGTATCCATCATACGTTGGATTTGACCAGTTATTCACTGAGTTGGAGAAACTCGTTGGTAAAGGTCAAACAGTCCAATCATCTTTCCCTCCACACAACATCATCAAAGTAGAAGACAACAAGTATGTCGTTGAAATGGCTGTTGCTGGATTTTCAAAAGATGAAATCGACATTCAACTTGATGAAGGTAATCTAGTGATTCGTGGTGAGAAGAACACCAAAGATGAAGCAAATTATGTTTATCGTGGTATTGCTGCTCGTTCTTTTACTAAGCATATCAGATTGACTGATACTATTGAAGTGCGTGGTGCCGAATTCAAAGACGGCATTTTGAAGATTGGTTTGGAGAATGTAATTCCTGACCATAAAAAACCAAGGAAGATTGAGATTGGTGAGCAACTTGCGTTCTCAAAACCAACTCTATTGACTGAGTAAAACTGTGGGGCGAAAGCCCCACTTACTATATTATGAAAAAGAAATTTATTGATGCACACATGAAGACTGCTGAAGTCTACGCCGAACTGTCTTCTGCAAAAAGATTGCACGTTGGATGTGTTGTTGTAAAAGATAATACAAGCATTGGCATCGGTTATAATGGCATGCCTTCAGGTTGGGATAACAACTGTGAGGACACTGAATATGTCCTTAAAGATGAATGTTACTATACTGAATTTCAAATGAAGGAATACGGATATACCGAAACTGTTCACGGTTGGACACGAAATAAAACCAAACCTGAAGTACTCCATGCAGAGACCAATGCGTTAGCCAAGATTGCACGTAGTACCAATTCAAGTGATGGTGCAACATTGTTTGTAACTCATGCGCCATGTTTAGATTGTGCCAAACTAATTCATCAATCGGGTATCGATAGTGTATATTACCGAAATAGTTATCGCAACGATGACGGTATTAATTTTCTAAAGAAGTGTAATGTAGCTGTTCAACAGCATATATAATTTAAAGGGGTTTATTATGTTAGTAGTGCCGGATGATATGGCAGGCAGACCAATTGGTTTCACCTGCTCAACTTTTGATTTACTTCATGCAGGACATATTCTTATGCTTGCTGAAGCCAAGTCTGTATGTGACCACTTGATTGTTGGTTTACAAAATGATCCAAGTTCCGATAGACCTGGTAAGAACAAACCAGTTCAATCTATTGTCGAACGATTCGTGCAACTCTCTGCGGTAAAATTTGTAGATGAGATTGTTGTTTATAGTACCGAAAAAGACCTTGAAGACCTATTGATGTTTCTACCAATTTCTGTTAGAATCATTGGTGAAGAATACAAAGACAAAGAATATACAGGTAAACAAATCTGTATTGACCGAGGTATCAATATGTACTTTAACTCCCGCAACCACCGATTCAGTTCAACCGAATTGAGACAGCGTGCATACCAATCTGAATTGAGTCGTCAGAATGTATAATGATGTTTGTAAATTTATTGATGCTTGTGACCAAGAACCATCAGCAAAAAATGTTAAGTTATACAAAACCTTAATTGATGAAGAAGTCGGTGAGTTTCGTTCAGCTTATTACGCATGTGATGAAGTAGAACAACTTGATGCCTGTATGGATATGATTTGGGTTATTCTTGGGTATTGTAAGATGAAGGGGTATGATGTTGATGCGGCATGGGCAGAAGTTGCCCGTTCTAACTTGGCAAAGATTGACCCGACAACAGGCAAAGTACTTAAACGACCAGACGGCAAAGTTTTAAAACCAGAAGGATGGACACCTCCTGCGCTTGACAAGTTCGTTTAAATACATTATAATTGATTATTAACTTTTGGAGATATTATGGAAACATCTAAAATCGCAAAACAATTCGCTGAGGCTAATCGCCTTCCCCGTGCTTATAAGTACGATTTCTTCTTGCGAGAATTCGATGATATGGTAGAGGTCGTAGGTCTTGTTGAAGACCCGACACTCAACATGACCGAGTTTAATGGTCGTGAAATGCTTTACCCAAAACGTTGGGTGACTTTGGCCGTAGTGCCTGCTTCAACAAGGATTTAAAATGGCGGTAAAGTTAATTACTTTTAAAACAAATCAAACAATCATTGCCAGTGTTGTTTATGAAAATGATGAGAGAATCACAGTCAAAGAAACTGTGCAGGTAATTGTACAACCATCCAAAGATGGACCAATGATGGGATTTTCTCCTTTCTTAGAATATGCCCAAGAGTTTAAAACAGGTATTTCATTTGATATATCTGATATTCTTTGCATCACAAGTCCAATGGTAGAATTGGAAAATGAGTATAATAAGTTATTTGGTTCTGGCATTCAAATTGCAAGTTCAATACCTAAGTTTTGATTTTTTTCACACCATTACTTATAGCTATTTTGTGAGCATCCGAAAGTTTTTTACCTTTTAGAGTTTCACTTATTTGTTTCTTTTGTTTGTCTGAAATAATTTTGCCTTTATGAGCTTGGCCTATTTTTTGTTTGTGTTCTTCGGTGAGTTTTCGTCCAATCTTTTTTTCGGACATAACTTTCTTGGACTCATTAGAATGTTTGTGTCCAGAGTTACCTTCACCACCAATGGTCATGTTGCATAATTTTATACCGTCATGTTTGTATTTGGTTATTAGGCCAATTTCAATAAGATTTGCCACATCTTCAGACAAATACTCGTATAATAACTCCACAGAATAATCTGTTTTGTTAATGATATTTTGCCAATGTGTGTTACGATTTGTAGTCTCAAAGCAACGGTTCTTTTTGCCTTTACCTACATAGAAGATTTCACCGGTATCGTTTCTTCGGTGTTGATATATGTAATAAATATTCATGCTGATGATTCCTTTTTATCATTAGAGTAGGTAGGGATTGCAGTCCCGTGACCTACACCTATTTATAATTATGAAAGTTTAGATGAATTATTATACTAATGTAGTTTGTGTTGGTAATAACGTACTTTATCGTGGAGTTAAAGATTCACGTAGGGTTAAGATGAAAATTGCTTACTCGCCGACTTTGTTTTTGAAGTCTAATAAACCATCAAAGTTTAAAAACTTAAATGGTGAAGCACTTGAACCTATGAAGTTCGAATCTATCCGTGAAGCACGTGATTTTGTTAAGATGTACAATGAAGTACAAAACTTTGAAATCTATGGCCAAACCAGATTCGAGTATGCATTTATTGCTGATGAACATCCACAGATGGTCGATTGGGACTTTGAAGACGTTGCAATTGATGTTATCGATATTGAGGTTGGTTCTGAAAATGGATTCCCTGATCCATATCAAGCCAACGAACCAATCACTGCCATTTGTATTACACGTGTTGGTGGTAAAACAATCGTAATGGGTTGTGGTGACTATATTAATAATGATGATAACGTTACATACATTAAATGCCGTGATGAGTATGACCTTTGCAAAACATTTATCAACCACTGGTCAAATAATTGTCCAGATGTTGTGAGTGGTTGGAACATCAAGTTCTTTGATATTCCATATTTGGTCAATCGTCTATCACGTATCCTTGGTGAAGATGACACAAAGAAGTTGTCACCATGGAATATGATTTCTGAACGCAAAGTTATGGCCATGGGTCGTGAAAACGTTGCGTATGAGTTGTTAGGTGTTTCGACACTTGACTATATTGAATTGTACAGATGGTATGCGCCAGGTGGTAAATCACAAGAGTCATATCGTTTGGATAATATTGCGAACGTTGAGATTGGTGAGAACAAGATTTCATATGATGAGTATGATAACTTGCACCAGTTGTATCGTTTGAATTACCAAAAGTTCATTGAGTATAATATTAAAGACGTAGCATTGATTCTGAAACTAGACGACAAGTTGAAGTTGTTGGAATTGGCACTAACTCTTGCCTATGATACGAAGTGTAACTATGATGATGTATTTGCACAAACTAGAATGTGGGATGCAATGACATATGGTTACTTGTTGAACCGTAATATCATTGTGCCACCAAAGGTTATGAAAGACAAAGATGCTGCTTTTGAGGGTGCTTATGTTAAAGACCCACAAAAAGGTATGCATAGATGTGTCGCTTCATTTGACTTGAACAGTTTGTACCCACACTTGATGATGCAATACAACATCTCACCTGAAACATTGATTGAGCCTCAAGACTACACACAAGATATGCGTGACATTATTATGCGTGGTGTAAGCGTTGATAAACTTCTGACTAAATCAGTTGACCTATCAAAGATGAGTGGTTATACTATCACACCGAATGGGCAGTTCTTTAGTACGACCAAACAAGGTTTCTTACCAAAGATGTTGGAAGAAATGTACATTGACCGTTCTAAGTTCAAGAAGATGATGATTCAGGCGAAGAAAGATTATGAAGTTGAAACTGATGAGACAAAGAAGAATGAATTAGATAAACGAATTGCTAGGTATAATAATCTACAACTAGCGAAGAAAGTATCTTTGAATTCGGCATACGGTGCCTTAGGTTCCAAGTATTTCCGATTCTATGATTTACGACAAGCTCTTGGCGTTACCTCTGCGGGTCAACTTAGTATTAAGTGGATTGAAAGTAAAATCAATTCTTACATGAACAAACTATTAAAGACCGACAAAGATTATGTTATCGCCTCAGACACAGATTCGATTTATCTCCGCCTTGGTGAGCTTGTTGATAAGGTGCATCCGAAAGAATCAAACATACAACAGATTATCCAATTCATGGATAAAGTATGTGAGCAGAAGATACAACCATTTATTGATGAGAGTTACCAGGAGCTTGCTACGTATGTTAATGCGTATGCCCAAAAGATGCAAATGAAACGTGAAGGCTTGTCCGATAAAGGTATTTGGACTGCCAAGAAACGTTACATTCTTAATGTATATAACAATGAGGGTGTTCAATACAACGAACCACATATGAAGGTGATGGGACTTGAGATGATTAAGTCTTCTACACCGGCTGCGATTCGTGAGAAGATGAATACCTTAATTAAAATGGTGATGCTTGGTACCGAAGAAGAAGTACAAGAATTCATCCAAACCTTTAGGCAAGAATTTAAATCTTTACCTGTTGAAGATATTTCTTTTCCAAGAGGACTTAATGGCTTGAAAACTTATTCTGATTCTGTTACAATGTATAAGAAGGGTACTCCGATTCATGTTCGTGGTGCCATCGTGTACAATCATTTCCTGAAGCAGTATAATTTGGACAAGAAGTATCCGTTGATTCAAGAAGGTGAAAAACTCAAGTTTACATACTTGAAAGTTCCAAACCACTTCAAAGAATCAGTCGTATCTTTCCCAGGTCGATTGCCAAAAGAATTCAATCTACAAGAGTATATTGATTATGACACACAGTTTGATAAGTCTTTCCTCGAACCAATCAAAGTGATTTTAGATTGTATTGAATGGAAAACAGAGAAGACTAATTCATTGGATAGTTTTTTTAACTAAAGGAATAGTATGAGTTTATTAGATAAAATTAAAAAGAACAGCACGATTAAAGACAGTGCTGTGCTCGCAACATCAAAGTTCTTTACCAAAAAAGATATGATTCCCACATCTATCCCAATGGTGAACGTTGCGTTGTCTGGTCGTTTAGATGGTGGTCTTACCCCTGGTCTTACCATGTGGGCAGGTCCTTCTAAACACTTTAAGACTGCTTTCAGTTTGCTGATGGCCAAGTCTTACATGGACAAGTATGAAGATTCAGTAATGTTGTTTTATGATTCTGAGTTTGGTACACCACAGTCCTACTTTGATACATTTGGTATTGATACTGAACGTGTCTTACACACACCATTGACTGACATTGTTGAGGGATTTGAACGTGGCGAGCATCTTATTATTGTTATTGATTCTATTGGTAATCTTGCGTCTAAAAAGGAAGTAGATGATGCACTTGAAGGCAAATCAGTTGCTGATATGTCACGTGCAAAACAGGTGAAGAGTTTGTTCCGTATGGTCACACCACACCTATCACTCAAAGATATTCCAATGGTAGTTGTCAATCACACCTACAAAGAAATTGGAATGTTCCCTAAAGACATTGTTGGTGGTGGCACAGGCAGTTACTACTCTGCCGACAACATCTTTATTCTTGGTCGCCAGCAAGAGAAAGATGGAACTGAATTAACCGGTTATAATTTTATTATCAATGTGGAGAAATCACGATATGTTCGAGAAAAATCTAAAATCCCTGTCTCTGTATCTTTTGACGGTGGTATTAGCAAGTGGTCTGGCTTACTTGATGTTGCACTTGAATCTGGCCACGTAGTTAAACCATCGAATGGTTGGTACTCACGTGTCAATAAAGATACTGGTGAAATAGAAGACAAGAAGTTCCGTGAGAAGGATACTAATACCGAAGAATTTTGGTCTAGTATGCTTGTCAATGAATCATTTAAAGAATCTGTAAGGAAGAAATATGAAATCGCTTTTGGCAACATTATGGGAGAAGATTTCGATACGGCAGAAGCAGAAGAAGCTTGAGTACAAGTTTCTAAACTTACCTGAAGAAGACTCCACGATGGTTGAAATTACCGGTGGTAAATATTCAGGTGTAGTATTCTCGTATGGTCATGTTAGATTTGAGGAAGGTGTTATGGGTCAACTACAGTTCACCTATAATATACACAATCCAGGTCAACATGGCCATGCAAGCTTGCTAACTGACCAAGAATATCATACAATTATTTCTCAGACAATACCGAAAAAGTAGTTTACAAAGAAGTTGATGATTTTATCAACAAGTACAATAGTCTACCGACACACGAAGCACTCATCATTAATCTTACAGAGAGTAAGAAGTTAACTGAGCAAGAAGTTCGCAATTCTATGGAATTGTTGCAGAATATCAATCAGCACAAAGATGAACCGACTGAAATGAAATGGTTGGTTGAACAGACTGAGAAGTTCTGCCAAGACAAAGCAATCTACAATGCCATCATGGAATCGGTGTCGATTCTGGATGATAAAGGTGATAAGAAAGCCAAAGGTGAGATTCCAAAGATTCTCAGTGATGCCTTGGGTGTATCGTTTGATCCTAATGTTGGTCACGATTACATTGATGATTTCTCAAATCGTTATGACCTGTACCACAAAGTTGAGTCACGTGTTAAGTTTGACCTTGATATCTTCAATAAGATTACCAAAGGTGGTCTGCCAGTTAAGACATTGAATGTTGCACTTGCAGGCACTGGTGTTGGTAAATCATTGTTCATGTGTCACGTTGCCGCAAGCTGTTTATCTAATGCACAGAATGTTTTGTATATCACCATGGAAATGGCTGAAGAAAAGATTGCTGAACGTATCGATGCCAACTTGTTGAATGTAACGATGGATGAATTGCATGTAATGTCCAAAGAGGACTATGTACGTAAGTTTGGTGTACTGAAGAACAAGACACAAGGTAAGTTAATCATCAAAGAGTATCCAACTGCCGCAGCTAATGCACTCCACTTCCGTGCCTTGTTGCAAGAGTTACAGTTGAAGAAAAGTTTTAAACCTGATATTATCTTTATTGATTATTTGAATATCTGTTCGTCTTCACGTATCAAACCTGGTGGTTCTGTTAACTCATATACATATATCAAATCGATTGCTGAAGAATTGCGTGGTCTTGCCGTTGAAGCAGGTCTGCCAATTGTAACTGCGACACAAACAACTCGGTCTGGTTTCACCAACACCGATGTTGACTTGACAGACACAAGTGAATCGTTTGGTTTGCCTGCGACTGCTGACTTTATGTTTGCTTTGATTAGTACAGAAGAACTACAACAATTGAACCAGATTATGGTAAAACAATTGAAGAATCGGTATTCTGACCCTAGTGTATTTAAAAGATTCATTGTTGGCATCGATAGGTCTAAGATGCGACTTTATGATACTGAACAATCTTCACAGACCGATATCTCTGATTCTGGTCAACCAGATAAACCACTAAG